TTCGACCTACCTTGGGAACTGGTACGGCACTGCATGGGCAAACCTGCAGCCAGCCGTGCAATCGTCAGCTCTCTACTACGCGCAGTACGCACTCGACCGCCTCTACGGTCGCAAGTACCTCTCAATCATTCCTCCAGCAAGTCAGCAAACGCTGCTGTGGCCTCGCTACACCTTCCTCGACAACACGTATCGACTGATCCAGGGCAATCAAATCCCCCAGGCCATCAAGGACGCGCAGTGCGAACTCGCGATGATGTACATTAACAACGTGTCGCTCTTCCCGAACGAGTCTGACAACACGTTGTTCAAGAGCGTTTCTGTCGACGTTGGAGTGAAGATCCAGAAGGACTATTGGGAGAAGCCGAAGGACTCTGAGACGTACTCGGGCTTCCGCAAGGTTGATCTCATCCTCTATCCAGTCCTTGAGCAGACGAGCAACAAGTCTGCTTCCCTGACGCTATGAGCAGCATCGACTACGCAGCTCTTGGCAGCACGGTGACCTCACTCATGGCTGACTTCGGCACACCGATCACTGTCAGCCGTGCAGGAACAACCCTGTTCACGACGAGCGCTGTCTTCACTGAGGTCAAGACCGTTCAAGACCAGTCATCGAACACCTCGAAGATCACACGTCTCAACAACGCCCAGGCTGTCGCGACCATCGGCCCTGTGAAGACACCACCACTTCCAGGTGACCAGGTCTCAGGCAAGGGCCGTCTCTTCAAGGTCATTGAGGTCGAGGCAGTCAAGCCAGCACTGACCGTCGTGGCCTACAAGCTGAAGGTGCAGTAATGAGCACACCACACGACGTTGAAGTGACCTTCGTTGAGATCAAGTCGAAGCTCCGTCGCTTCAAGGAGGAGTACGCAGTCGAGATGCTTGAGCGCATTCGTGCTCGCACACCTGTGCTGTCTGGTGCCCTCAAGGGCGGTTGGGGTCAGACCCAACGTCAAGACGGCTTTGAAATCTACAACACCCAGGACTACGCAGGGTACGTCGAGTACGGCACTGTCCACATGGCACCACGCGCAATGATCCGCACGACTCTCGTTGAGAAGGAGCAGATCAAAGAAGTGGCGTTCGAGAAGGCAGGCATCAAGAAATGAGCATTTCCTCGACCATCGCACTGCTGGAAGGCAACCTTGCAAACATCGCAGGGTCTCCTGCAATCCAGCTTGAGAACACCGTCTACAACGACACGGGTGATCCATGGGTGCGTGCGACTCTCCTGCCTGCCACATCGCAGCTCATGACCATTGGTGTAGGCGCACAGAAGAAGATGCAGGGCCTCTATCAGGTTGACTGCATCTGCCCTGAAGACCTCGGCTCTGCTCAGGCACACCAACTCGCTGACGCAGTTGTCGACGCATACCCCATCGGTCTACGTCTCACAGACGGAACGACCACGGTCATCATCGAATTGGCCTCTGCACTGCCCGCACTGCCACTTCTGACGTACTACTACGTCCCTGTGCAAATCCAGTGGTCAGTCTACGAATGATTGCGGTGTAACTCACTAAATAGGTTGTCTCACCCTAACAAGGACAACCTAGATGACCACATTCGCACAAGGCTCACGCCAAGTCATTTCGTACGTGCCAGAAGTCACGTATGGCGTCACGCCAGCCACACCGACGTTTGTGGCAATTCCTATCGCCAGCTTCAACATCAATCCGACGATTGACCAACTGGCAGACAACTCGATCCGCTCTGACCGCCAGACCCGCTACTCGCTCACTGGCAACACCCACGTCACAGGCGACTTCGACGTCAACCTCAACAACCACAACTTCGACCTGTTCTTCGCCTCGCTGCTGACAGGCACTTGGGCAACCAACGTCCTGAAGTTCGGCACCGTCGTCACACCGTCGTTCACCTTTGAAGCTGGCGCTCTCGACATCAACGAGTTCTTCCAGTACACGGGCGTTGTCATGGACAAGCTCTCGCTCTCCGTGAGCACGACTGGTGTTGTGAACACGAAGTTCTCGATCATCGGCAAGGCGATCACGCTCTCGTCATCTACTGTCGCAACGACCCTGACGCCAGTCACCGAACACGCACCGTTCACCCACATCGGTGGCACCTTCAAGGAAGGTGGCTCTGTCACGGCGCTGATCTCGAACTTCACGCTGAACATCGACAACAAGACGACTGCCAACTTCACTCTCGGTGGCGCTACTGCACAGAACCTGTCTTCGGGCATGGTGCAAGTAAGCGGCACAGCAGGTGTCATGTTCGCTGATGCTGTCATCGCCAACAAGTTCCTGCAAGGCACGCCAACGTCGTTCGACTTCACGCTCACTGACGGCACGAACACGATGGAGTTCAACCTCCCGAACGTCAAGTACACGGGCATGACGCGTCAAGTTTCCGGCCAAGGCCCGATCACGCTGAACGTCTCATTTGCTGGTCTCTACGACGGCACCTCGGCATCGGTTCTCACCATCACGCGTTCGTCCTAATGGCTAAGTACTCCCTCGCACAACTGAAGCCGTCCGCTGTCGACATGCCGGTCACGCACCCCGTGCTCGGCGACCTTGAACTCACGCTCAAGGTTCAAGGCGGTACGGCTCCCACAGTCCGTCAAAAGTCGCTTGAGGCCGCCGCATGGCTTCAAACGGCTGCGAAGGAGCAGAAGCCGCTAGAACTAGTGAAGCTCCTGAACACAAGCACTGACGCTGTCAACGAAGCCGCAGGCGTGGCAATCCTTGGTTGGTCTGACGACGAAGCCATGGGCGGCCCTTACACGCCTGAGTATGCGATGCAGCTCATGAAGAACCCGGACATGGCCTGGCTCCGTGAGCAAGTCACCGCGTTCGTTGGCAAGGAAGAGAACTTTTTTCGTCGCGCTGGCGAGTGAACTCGTCCGCTTGATTGAGACAGAAACAGAACTGAACACCCCTGACGCCGCAGGCCAAACCATTCGGCAGCAGTTGGAGTTCAACGCAGCGAAAGCAGCGGCACTAGGTTGGGCGAAGGACGCAAGACTCGATCCATTCGAGTTCTCCGTTCCTCACCGCTTCCACCTCTACGCATCGACGCTGCTCTACCTGTACTCGTCGATGTCAGCGGGTCGCCAAGTGTCGGAAAGCGGGGTACAGGCTCACACGTGGTCAGACATGTTGGCCTGGACAGAACTGAACGAATACGTGCTCGATCCCTATGAGATCGACACGCTCAAGGCAATGGACGTGGCATACGTACGCACGTTCAACCGCCTCAAGGCGGAAAGGTCAAGGTAAATGGACATCCTTCAACTGCTCTTCAAGGCAGACACACACGAGCTGGAAGGCGCGGAGAAGACTGTTGAGGAACTCCACGAGAAGGTCGCTGACCTCGCGAAGGACGTACCGGGTCTCGGTGAAGCGTTCGGCAAGCTCGGTGGCATCGCAAAGGATGTAGGCAAGCTGCTCGGTGAGTTCGAGCTGAGCCTCGGTGGCATCGTCGTCGGTGCTGCAGCCGCTGTCGCTGCGCTTGGTGCTGTCGGCATCGCAATGGCCTTCAAGTGGAACGAAGAGATTGACGAGGTGAACGACCTCGCTGATGCGTTCGGCTACTCCGCAACACAGATGCTCCTCATGAAGGAAGCCGCTGAGAAGGCGGGCTCGAGCATTCAGTCTGTCGAAGGCGAGTACGCCAAGGTTGCCAAGGCCGCATTCAACGCCAATGACCCACTCAAGGGCACAGGTGCTGCGTTCAAGCAGCTCGGCATCGACATCAACGGCTCCAACGGCGAGCTGAAGTCCGCACAGGAACTGACCGAAGAGGCAGTCAAGAAGTGGAAGGACGGTGCTCAAACTACCGCTGACTTCGCTGCAATGTCGGCCGTCCTCGGCAAGTCATGGGAGCAGAACCTCCCAGCGCTTGAGGCTGTCGCTGAAGCCAACCGCATCGCGAACGAGCTGCAAGAGAAAGGCATCGGCATCAGCCAAGAGTCGATCAAGGCGTCTGACGAGAACAAGTCCGCCAACCTCGAACTCAAGGGCGTCTTCTCGGACATGGGTTCACGCCTCGTCGAGATGGTCATTCCTGCATTCACCAATCTCACGAAGTGGCTTGCGAAGAGCTACGAATCCGGCGGCCTCCTGAAGGGCATCTTTGACCTGCTTGCTGGTTCTACATGGGCACTCATGGGAGTTGTCCGAATCCTCATCGGTGCCTTCGAGGGTGTTGACCTGGTCGTCAGCCTCCTGGGCAAGAGCATTGGCGCTCTCGGTGCCTCGCTCGTAGCCCTCGTCAACCGTGATTGGGCAGGAGCCAAGAACGTTTGGGTCGAGTACTTCCACGACGCGAAGAACGAGGTCGAGGAGTTTGGCAAGAGCGTCAAGGATCTTGCGAAGCAGCAAATGGACGGACTGCCTGAGTTCATGGGCGGTTCTGGTCGCACGGTCGCAAAGAACAAGGCCGGTAACTCTGGCAAGGAAGGCGGCGAAGCCAAGGAAGACCCTGCCAAGAAGGAGAAGGTCGACACGACGCAGAACGCCATTGAGGCCCTCATCAACACGCTGCAGAAGCAAGTTGACGTTCAAAACCACCTCAACACCGTCCAGCAGATCGACAACCAGCTGAAGGAAAAGCAGTTCGACAAGGCGTCTGAAGCCAACATCCAACGCGTCAAGACCCTCGCGCAGCTCAAGGACTACGCTGACACGAACAACATCATTGATGAAGGCACCAAGCGTCTCACCGAGTCGTCAAAGTCCTACATCAAGGCCATCGAAGATCAGATTGCACCGATCCAGAAGTCGAAGGAGGCGCTCGCACTTGAGAATGCCCAGCTCAAGCTCCAAGCGGAATACGAGAAGACCGTCGATGACCTCAAGAAGAAGGGCCTTGCAACTGAGTCTGCACTCAAGGAAGCAAAGGACAACCTGACTGCATCGCAGCAGGCCTTGAACGCTGAGTACGACAAGCAGAAGAACTACATGAACGACTTCGTCGGTCGTGGCGTCGACTCGTACGTCAAGGGCATCGGCACGATCCAAGACTCGCTGCAGAAGGTCGTCGCGAACGGGCTGCAGGGCTTCGAGACCCAGCTTGACAACCTCATCACGACAGGCAAGTTCAACTTCAAGGACTTCGCGAAGTCGATCCTGGAAGACATCGCCAAGATGATCATCCAGTTCACGATCATGATTCCGATCGCCAAGGCGCTCAAGGAGGCCCTTAGCGGCTCTGGCTCAAGCAGCAGCGGTTCCTCGTGGGGCTCCATGGCTGGCACAGCAATCAGCGCTTGGATGGGTGGTGCTGCCGAAGGCGGTACGTTCCCTAACGGTTCGACCGTTCTCGTCGGTGAGAAGGGCCCTGAACTCCTCAAGATGGGTGCAAACGGCGGCACGATCACGCCTAACAGCGGCTCTGGCATGTCTAGCGGCCCAGGCAGCGTGACCATCAACACGCCGATCCAAATCACGATGACTGGTGGCGACGTAGGCAATGCGTCCGACCGCGCAGCTCTCATCAAGCAAATCCAAGAGACCTCCCGCGCTGTCACGCGTCAGGAACTCACTACCGCAATGCGTCCGGGTGGTGTCATGAACCCGGTTCGCCGCTAAGGAACGAAATGGCTGCTCTTCCACTGCAGACACTCATCTCGCAAAACTCCACGTTTCAGAAGGGCTACCGCTCTCGGACGATGCGTCTTGGCGATGGCTTTGCCCATCGTGGCCCAGACGGTCTCAATCCCGTCGAGTGGCACGGCACCATTATCTACCAGAACATGAATGCAACCGACTTCGCGACCCTCATCGCGTTCATCGACGGCATTGGCTCCTGGGGCACGTTTGACTACCAGCCGCCCGGAGCAACGTCTACCTCAAAGTTCTCCATCGACCCTTCTGGCCCATCAATCTCAATCTCGGCAGGCAACGTCTACAGCGTCTCGTTCCAGTGCCGGAATGAGTGGGACATCTGATGAGCGCACAACAAGACCTATTTGCAGCGGTACAGGACGCAGTCGTCGAACTCTTCACTATCGACGCAACGGTTCGCGGTCAAGGTGTCATCCGTTTCTGCGCTGGCACCAACGCCATGGGGCAAGCTCCAATCTTCAACGGCAACACGTACACCACACTGCCGATCACTGGTGAGGGCTGGGCACGAACTACTGGCGACTCTGCACCACGTCCAACGCTCACGATCTCGAACATCAACGCGGTCATTCAGGCGCTCGTCTATTCGGCAGGCGACCTTTCCGGCTCGACCCTGACGCGTCAACGCATCTACTCGAAGTACCTAGACCAAGGCAACTTCCCACGCTGGAATCTGCTGAACTACTCGCAGGGCTTCGACAACGCTGCATGGGGAAAGCTGAATTGCACGGTCTCAAGCGATGTCACAACAGCCCCCGACGGCACCGTGACGGCTGACAAGCAGATTGAGAACACGACTGCCACAGTTGCTCACCGGCTGAGCCAAACGCTCAGCTTGACCGCAGGCACCACGTACACATTCACGACCTACATCAAGGCCGCAGGCCGCACCGCCGCCTACCTTGCAATGCCACAGGCCGCATTTGGAGGCACCTCCACCGGCTCATACTTCGACCTGTCTGCAGTCACTGCAACCAAGGTGGGAACGGCAACGTCAACGATTACGTCAGTCGGCAGCGGGTGGTATCAGTGCTCTGTTACGGCCACCGCAACAACGACCACATCCGACGTGGCTGGCATTTACACAGCCATTGGAGCGAGCACAACCTACACGGGTGACGGTACGTCCGGCTTGTACGTTTGGGGTGCGCAGTTCGAGGCAGCATCAGCATTCTCGACCTATCAACTAATCGTGAACAACAACTGGTGGTTCACGTCAGACACCACGCAGCTCCTGAGCAACGACATCTACATCATCGACCGTCTCATCTCGATGGATAAGGTGTCAGCACAGTTCGAGCTTTGCTGGCAGTTGGACCGCCCAGGGCTGCGACTGCCTGGACGCATCGCTCTTCGCGACGTTGGTTTCCCTGGACTTGGCCTGAACGCCCCTAACTGACGCAAAGTCACTAAATAGTCGATGGTTCTCCCATCGACTTTCACCGATCACGCACTCGCTTGCTTCCCAAAAGAGGCATGTGGGCTCATGTGTGGTGGCGAGTTCATCCCTTGCGACAACGTCTCAGACACCCCTGAGACCTCCTTCCGCATCGAGCCGCACCTCATCGCGTCTCGGGACGACATCGACTACATCGTCCACTCCCACACCATCAAGGCAGGGAAGGTCGACCCGCGCATTCCATCTGTCGCCGACATGCACGGCCAGATCGACACCGACCTCCCATGGGCCATTGCGTACTGCGACGGCGAGACGGTCACAGAAGCTCTCACGTTCGGCGACACCGTCCGCCCTCCGCTTGAGGGCCGCGAGTGTGTCCTGAACGTCGCTGACTGTCTGACCCTGGTCACCGACTACTACGCAGAGCGTCACGACATCCATCTTCCTGCCGTTCCACGTGCCATCGACTGGTGCGAGCGCGGTGAAGACCTCATCAACGACAACCTGGCTCGGTTCGGGTTCACCCAGGTGACGCTGGCTGATGCCCGTCCTGGGGATGCAGTGCTCTTCAAGCTGCCGAACGCCAAGGTCGCCAATCACATCGGGGTGTACCTGGGCAACAACGAAGTGCTGCATTCACTTTGGGGTCGCCTTTCGTGCATCGACCAACTCTCGACCTACGCCAAGTACGTGGACAAGGTCGTTCGCCACAAGGACATCCAATGATTCGCACTGCAATCTTCCACGGCTCGCTTGCCAAGAAGTTTGGCAAGAAGCACAAGTTCGCTGCACACACCGTCTTCCTTCTCATGAAAGGGCTGATCGTTCAGCTCGGCGAAGAGCGTGGTGCAGAACTCGAACGCACGATCCGTGCTGGCAAGTGGCACGTCTCGCTTGGCCCAAAGGTCACCAAGGAATCGCAGATCAACGAGGAGCAGGTTCACCAACAGCTCGGCGACATCAAGGAAGTTCACTTCTACCCTGAGGTCACTGGTGACGGTCTCGGCAAGTGGTTCAGCGTCATCGTTGGCATCGTGCTGGTCGTTGTTGGTGCTGTCCTGACCTACTTCGGTATGGGCAGCATCGGCGTCCCGATGATGAAGATGGGCGCGATGATGATCATCACGGGAACGATCTCGGCCCTCTCACAGAAGCCGACTGTCGCGAACCAAGGCGGCACCTCCAACCCGAACTTCTTCTTCAACGGCGGTGCAAACACGAACCAGCAGGGCACGCCGGTTCCGCTCATCTTTGGTCGTTGTGGCCGCGCAGGCTCCCTCGTGGTCTCGCAGGGCATCACGTCCGGCGTACCAGCCTAAGGGAGCGTAATGGGAATCGTCTCCGCAACCAACCAGATCACAGGCGTCACATACCAGAACGGTGTCGCTGTCCCGAAGCCAGGTGTACTGCAGTCGACCTCGTATGCACGAATGGTCAACGTCATCTCCGAAGGCGTCATTCAGGGCCTCGCAGACCAAGCCAACCCGCTGAAGTCCATCTACTTCAACGGCACGCCTGTTCAAGACCCGACCTCCGGCTCGTTCAATTTCCAGGGCGTTAAGGTCACGGCCAACACGGGTACGGCGACTCAGGCCTACATCCCTGGCTTCTCGGCCGCCGAGAACCCTGTCGCTGTCAGCACGACTCTCGTCCACGCAACGCCACTCGTGCGAACCACAACGACATCCAGCGTTGACGCAGTGCGCGTCACGATTCAGTACCCGCAGGGTCTGCAGAACGTCGACTCCAAAGGACGCTCGAATCCAACGACGGTGAACATCACCATCGAGACAAAGCTCACATCGTCTGGTACGTGGACAACCGTCTTCTCGAACGAGGCAACGTACGGCAAAGCCGAGCCGAACTACCAGAAGGACTACTACATCCCGCGTCCTTCCGGCACCGGCACATGGGACGTCCGTGTCACTCGCGTGACTGCTGACTCTGCGACCCCGAACACCCTCATCAACGGCACGATGTGGTACGAGATGACGGAGATTCAGGACGTGCAGCAGGCGTACGTCAACTCGGCTCTCGTCGACCTCACGTACGACGCTAAGAACGCACCGTCACCGTTCCCGATCACGTTCGATGCGTACGGCATCCTCTGCTCAGTCCCGTCGAACTACAACCCAACAACCCGCGTGTACACAGGCGTCTGGGACGGCACGTTCACATCTACGAAGGTGTGGACAGACAACCCTGCGTACCACCTCTATGAAATCCTGACCAACACTCGTTGGGGCATGGGCAACTTCATCAGCGCATCGCAGCTCGATCTCTCGTCGTTCTACGCTGCAGGTGTCTACAACGACGGTGGCATCACATACGACTTGTCTGGCAACTACGTGTCGGGTGGTGTGCCGAACGGCTCGGGCGGCTACGAACCACGCTTCCGCTTCAACTGCCAAATCTCATCTGACGAAGACGCATGGAAGTTCATCCAGACCTTTGCATCCACCTTCAACTCGATGGTGTTGGTGTCGGTTTCTGGCCTGATCTCGATTGTTCAAGACCGTCCAACGTCCTCAACGGTCTTGGTCACGAACGACATGATCGCGGCCAACGGCTTCCAATACTCCGACGGTGCTGCATCGTCTCGACCAACGTCGACACGCGTCTCCTACAACGACGTGAACGACAACTGGACGCTGAAGGAGATTGTTGAGACCGACACGTCGACCAGCTTCCCATTCCTGCAGACCTCTGTCTCGGCTTGGGGTTGCACCTCCGAAGGTCAAGCACGTCGCATTGCGAAGTGGAACAACGACACGAACCTTCGCAACACCCGCATCGTCTCGTACCGCGCTCCACTGCACCACCTGAACGTCGCTCCAGGCACCGTCATCACGGTTGCTGACAGCGTGGCTGCTGGCATCAGTGACGGCGGTAAGGTGCTCTCGGTCTCTGGAACGACTGTCAACCTTGACCGCCCAATCACAGTCACAAGCGGCACCAACACGCTGATGATTCGTCTGCAAGACGGCATCACGCTCGCAACCGCAACGATCACGAACACAGTAGGCACGTACTCAACGGTCACCATTTCGGCAACGCTGCCGCAGGCTGTGACCCCAGGCGCTGACTTCCTGCTGTCCAACACCATCGCGCCGCAGACCTACCGCGTCACCGACGTGAAGGAAGTGACCGACGACACGGGCTACTGGTTCGATGTCACCGCGATCCAGTACGACCCTACGAAGTACGCACGCATTGAGACCGGCGTCAGCGTTCCTGCTCCGGTCTACTTCAGCTCGCAGGGCGAGAAGATCGTCCCTGGTGCGGTCACTGGTCTGACGTATGTGCTCCAAGCTGCGTCTGCCATCGACACAGTTACCCGTGACCTCAAGGTCTCTTGGACTGCTGGCACGAACAACGACCACTACTACGTGCAGTGGCGGAAGTCAGGTGACACGTGGACTGAGGTGCAGAACGTCGGTCAGACCTCGTTCCTCATCACGAACGTCCAGCAGGGTCAGTACGACATCAACGTCTACGGCATCTCACCCTACGGCGTCCAGTCACCTGTCTGCTCCGGCTCCTACGGCGTCGACTTCACCGGTACGACAACGCCTGTCATCAATGCGGTCACGAACCTGATTGCCGTTGGTGGTGGCACGACCTTCACGACACCAGACCTGTCCGTGCAGTGGACGAATCCCACGTCCAACGCGAACCTGAACCCGGCACTGAAGGACTTCGTTGTCAACGTCTACACGACAGGTGGCACGCTGCTCCGCACTGAGGTGATTGACCCCGTTGCTCCAGGTGCTTCAGCAACCTACACGTACACGTTCACGAAGAACCTCGCTGACAACGCGAACGTTCCTATCCGCTCGGTTCGCATCGATGTCATCGCACGCGACGGCCTGAACAACCTCGTCACTGCAACGTCGCAGACCTTCACGAACGCAGCGCCTGCAGCTCCTTCTGGCGTCTCTGTGACGGGCGGCATCGGCAATATCGTCGTGTCGCTCACGCTGCCAACCGACATCGACTACAAGGGCATCTTGGTTTGGGCCTCGCTCACCAACGGCTTCACGCCATCCTCTGCCAACTTGGTCTACGACGGCTCAAGCAGCCTGCTCATGATCAAGCAGCTCGGCTCAGGCGTCCACTACCTGAAGATCGCCTCGTACGACACGTTCGGCAAGGACTACGCTGGCGCTGGCTTGAACTTGTCTTCGCAGTTCAGCGCTACGCCTCTTGCGTCGGCCGGCATTCCTTCGTACGCATCCACTCCAGGTGCAGGCGCTGAAGGCGACTTCTACTACAACACCACTGACGGTCAGCTCTACCGCTACCACTCAGGTGCATGGACGACGGCTGTCCCGGCAGTGAGCATCACTGGAACGATTGGCACGACGCAGATCGCGGCAAACGCTGTCACCGCAGCCAAGACAGCCATCGCAGCCATCGACCCATCGAGCGGCAACCTCGTTGCGAACTCGGTCACGTCAACGCAGATCGTCGCGGGCACCATCGTTGGCTCCGACATCGCTGCCACGACGATCACTGGCTCGAACATGGTCGCAAACACGATCACAGCCGGTCAAATTGCGGCTGCAACGATCACCGGCTCGAACATCGCTGCCAACACTATCACAGGCGGCAACATTGCTGCCAACACGATCACGGCAGGCAAGATCCTCGCTGCGACGATCACCTCGAATGAGATCGCTGCGAACACCATTGTCGGCAACAACATCGCAGCCAACACGATTGTCGGCAACAACATCGCTGCCAATGCGATCACGACGCAGGCCATCAACGGTGGTGCGGTCTGTCAGGTGCGCAACACGTACTTCAATCAGGCCACCAACAACACCTTCACCGTCTACTCGCAAGTTGGCTACAACGTCACGCAGGTCTGGCCGATTGTTCAGACCAGCTCTTACACCACGTACTGCTACGGCGCTCGCGAAATCAACCTCGTCGGCTTCGCTGGATCATGGGTCTACACGTACACGGGTGTGTCAGGCAACGCTTCGTCGTCTGGCCTCTGGCACAACGCGCTCTACGTGCGTCGAGTGGTGAACGGCGTTGCAACGGTCATTTGGTCTACCGACTACCAGGCTCCTAACGCTTGGGTCGGTGCGCAGGGCACCTCCAACCCACCACCGACGACGGTCGCTGGCCTCGCACAGACCATCACGATCCTGGATGACACGTCGCTTGGCTCCCCAGGTACGGCGGTCACGTTGTACTACGACGTGTGCTTCGCTACCACGCAGACGCAGAGCTACACGCCTACCAACAACTCGAACACCGTCGGTGTTTCCTTCACTGCACTGCCTTACACCGGCATGCGCTTTATCTCGATGGTGGAGTACCAGAAATGAGCACGACCCCTTACGCGATCTACGACTCCACTACTGGCGAGATTCGCCTGTTCATGACGAGCGAACCGGCTGAGATCGCTGCCAGCACCCCGACCGGCTGCAGCTACCTTGCGATCACAGCGATCCCAAACACATCCGACTGGTACGTTGACCTGACGAGCACGCCGACGTTCACAGCTAAGACGACCCTCTCTAGCACGTGGTCGACGTCGACCATCACCGCTAATGGGGTCAGCTCTGCGTCGATCTCAAGTCTGCCGAACCCGACGACCATTCACTTCGACAGCTTTCCTGCTGCGATCGACTCCATTCCAGATCAGGTCGAAACGTCTGGTTCGTTCGCTCTCACGACCACCTACCCAGGCAACTACACGGTGCGCTTGATTGCATTTCCGAACGCAGACCTCACTACAACAATCACGGCGACCTAACTCATGGCAACCCTCAACATTGTTCCTACTGCACCAGCGCAAGTCACCAATGTGCTGTGCGCCTACCATCTTGCAGTGTCATCGCTTAGCTGGGACTTGATGCCTGATGCGACAACGTATGAGGTCTGGTCGTCTGACACCGTCTGCGACTTGTCGACAGCTTCGCAGCTGGCAACCGTCTCGACGAACCGCTACAACGAAAGCGTGCTCGCAAGCTTCCGGTACTACTGGGTGAGGTCAGTGAACCAGTACGGCGTCAAAGGCCCGTTCTCAGCCACGTACCCGACCGCTCAGTTGGGCTCGAACTTCAACGCGCTGTACTTGGTGCTTGAGTGGTACGGCCCTACGGGCACAGTCTCGGTGCAGAACGTGCAGGCGAACGTCTACTACACGACGGCTGCAGGTGTAGCAACGAGCACGGGCCTGCAGAGCTTCACGTCGACCATCACGCAGACGACCAACACGAGCACCACGTCACCGTACGCCTGGACGAACCCTGACAACGCTCGTGTCGATGACACCTCGTACGCCACGGTCACTGTCTCCGGTACGAACCAGTTCGCAAACCTGCTGCACTTCAATCTTGGGGACTTGGGCGTTCCATCGACCGCAACCGTCACAGCGGTTGTAATGCAGCTCAAGGCAAAGGCGACCACCACTGCTGGCACTTTTGTGGCGTGGATCGGTGATGGCACCTCGGGCGATGGATGGGATCGTTCGTACAGCACAGCAGGTCTGGTTGCTCAGCGAAACTTCTTCGCGGCACTGTCAGCCGCGAACACTGACAACACCCTCACGGTCGGCTCCTCTTCGGCCGACTCATGGGGCCTGCAACGCACTGGTGCTGACTACGCAGTCACGTACATCACGTCGCTGGATGTCACCGCCCCACCGTCCATTGGCAGTGCTGGTGTGTCGGCAGGCTCGTCGAGT